GACAAAAGTTAAAAACGCCAGCGCCGCAGCGGCTCTCGTTGGCACTGCACTTGCGGCGGCAAAGACAAAGCTGAAGGGCGCCGCACAAGAAGTGTCTTCTACATGGCAGACGATCCTGGACAAGGAGCTCTCCAAGAGCACCAAGAAGGGAAAGAAGGAAACATCCGGTGAATTCGGTCTTAGCTGGTATACGACGACAGGAACCGGCAAGAATAAAAAGACCGTTCGTAAGGATGCTGAGACATACTACGGAGAAGTATTCAGCGTAGCATCGACATACTTCGACAACATCAGTACGCTTTACACTGTGTCCGATCAGGAAGAGCTTGCCTACTGGAAGAAGATCAAGAAGCATCTCAAGACAGGAACGCAGGCCTGGTATGACGCGGTCGATAAGATAAATGAAGTCAAGAAGAGGATCGATGAGGCCGCAGAGGACGCTGCCGAAGAGGCAGCTAAAAGAGGCAACTCCGACGTAGCGTCTTCAATGCTGTCGGAATTCAAAAACCTTTACGATGTATCTCTTAAGGCCGAAGTAGATTACTGGGCTCAGATGCTTAATAATTATAAGGCAGGATCAGACGATTACATCAAGGCGGAGAACGAATACCTCAGGGCTCAGAAGGCATACTCAGACAAAGAGCTAGATATCCGTAAGACGTATGATGACGCTATTGAGGCCGCTAATCAGGCCAAAGAAGAGTCAATTAAGAGCCTGGCGAGATCCTATGCAGACGCGTATGACATTCTTGAGAATTTCCTAAGCGAGACTGATTATGACGGTGAAGGCCTCCTCCACAACATTCAGGCTCAGGCCCTTGGCTATCAGGAATGGGATAACCAGCTCAGTACACTGGCGTCTAAGGGAGTCCTGTCTGATGATCTCCTCCAGGAGCTTATTGATAAAGGACCTCAGGAAACTGCGGCTATCGTAGCTCTTAATACTCTTAATCAGGAACAGCTGAGAGAGTATCAGGCAGCTTATGATGCTAAGATGGCTGTGGCGAATAAGAGAGCTGAGAACGACGCTAAGATCCAGGCAGAGTATCAGGCGGCAACAGAAACCGCACTTGATACGCTTAACACTTCTCTGTCGGATCTCAATCTTGGCATGAGCACTAAGCTTCAGACAGCCGCCAACCAGGTTGCGGCAGCGCAGGAAAGCCAGGTAGTTAGGATCATCAACGCGATATCCGGCACAAAAACAACTACGACTGCACAGGCGGCTCCCGCAGCTGCAGCTGCTGCTGCAACTCCTGCGGCAACGGTTGTTACGGCGTCTACATCAGTGACTAACAGGAACGGACTTGCTTTGGTGAACGCGCTCGGAACTTCGATATCGCAGAGCACCAGCAACACGCTTAAAAACAAGATCGATAAAATTTTAGGGGAGGCTACTACGAGGAGTACGAAGCTAACCTCAAAAGAGAAATCCGAGCATCACGATCTGTATAAATATCTTGCAACCACATACGGAGTAAAAGGAACGAATGCGCTGTATAAAAAGTTGGCAGCGGCTCTCAACGTCAGCACGTCGTCAACAGTTACAGACACGCAGAAGTACGCTATCTTAGAAGCACTTAAGAGAGCTGGATTCGCAAAAGGCACAAAACGCCTTGACGATATCTTCGCCTGGATGGATGAGGAAGGTATTGGCTCCGAGATGATCGTAAGACAGTCCGACGGGGCCAGACTTAATACCAACGTCCGGAAAGGAGATATGATCGTACCGGCGGCCAACACGGATAACCTGTGGGATTGGTCCAAGATAGCTCCGACAGAAATGCTCAACGCTATCGCGGCGCAGAATGCGATCACGCAGGCCTATGTTACGGATCTCACCAGACGCATAGACGTCGGAGGCCTCAACAGCAGCCTGAGAGATGGGTACGGCAGTGGATCCGGATCAGTACTGTCACAGATGGCTGAGCTTATGAGTACTTTCCTTCCGTATCTCGCAGAGAAGACAAACATCAGCGTAGACGGACGCAAGCTTGTAAGCGCTACATCAGATTACACATCGGCAGACCTTGCATACAGACAGAGGAGGTATCGCAGATGAAGATTAACGGAACTGACATCGCCCTGTATGATGCAAGGCAGATGAATGTTGACATAGGTGTTGCTGATATCAGCAGCACAGGAACATGGAACAAAGGAGCGGTCGTACCGCTCCCTAATTCCACGGAGTTTACAGCCAAATCGCTGCAGGTCGTCCTGTCTGTCCACGGAGACGATGGCCGTGAGGACATCATAGCCAACTGCTCCAAGATCATAAGCCTGTGCAAGGGCGATCTGGATATTCAGCTCGACTGGTTTGACCATAAATTCAAAGGCTGGCTGAAGAGCGCCTCCAGAACGGAGAGGACGCTTCACAAGTGGCATCTGCTTACTCTTGAGTTTGTGTGCTATGAATATGGAAAGGCTGTAAAGGCCACAAGCACTGCTGTGACCGCACAGGCTAAGAGCGTTCTTACGATCAAAAATCCCGGAACTTCTAAATCTCCGGTCATACTTAAGCTTACGCCTACAACGGCTAAGGCTTCCCTTACAGTTACCGGAATATGCAAGGACAGCATCACAGGAAGTGATCTTCCGGTTGTGATCAAAAACCTAACCAGCGGAAAAGTGGTGGAGTTGAACGGCTTGACCGGTCTCTTCACGGAGGACGGCGCTATCAAGGATATGACTATCTGGGGAGTGCCGGCATTAGATCCGGGAGAGACGACCATCACTTGCGACTCGATATACGTCAGCATGACTGCTGAGGTGATACCGATTTACATCTAAGGAGGCACGAATGGTTTTAAAAGTATTTGACCAGAACAAGACCTTCGCCGGACATCTGGTGGATCTGTCGGATGTATCCATAGAACATAACCTCGAGAGCGGCGATAAGCTGCTCTCGTTTTCTGTTCCGGCAAAAACAAATATAAAAAATGAATATTATGTCCAGACGGACAAAGCTGAATACGTTGTCAAGGAAGTACGTCCCGGTGAAGACTCTTGGAGCATCGTCGCCCAGATCAACCTGGAGGAGCTTGAGGCTGTTCCGTTTGATGAGTTCAAGGCGGAAGAAAAGACCACCACAGAGATGGCCGCACTCGCTCTTGCCGGTACCGGATGGACCGTTGAGTCTGACATGGACAAGAAGCGAAATGTACGTGTGCTGGATGCCACTCCGTTGGATGTTCTGAAAAAGATCAGAGACGCTTTTATGTGCGACATTGCATTCGACTCTCTTAATAAGAAGGTATACCTGAAGGACAGCATCGGATCCTATAAAGGCGTTTACCTTATGAAGGGCCTTAACCTTACCGAGCTGATGCCGACCTATGACAGCTACGACTACTATACAAGGCTCATCCCGATCGGCAAGGATGGTTTGTCTATAGAGGACGTTAACCCGACCGGGAAGAAATACGTCGAGAACTACCAATATAGTAATAAGGTAAGGACTCTTGTATGGGAGGACTCATCTTACGAGTCCGCTGAGGCCTTGATGTCCGACGCCGTTGATAAACTTGAGGACCTTAGCAGGCCGAAGATCAGTTACTCCGCAAAGGTATCGGATCTCGCAGCGCAGAGCAGCCGGTACGGCGTTCTAAGTTTTTCGATCGGAGACACGGTTGACATCATTGATGAGTCTCTTGATGTTATGGACAAGCAGAAGATCGTTAAGCTGACAGAGTATCCGCTGGAACCGCAGAACAATACCTGCGAATTGTCAAATACGGTCCTGACATGGGAGGAGCTCCAGGATAAGCTGCAGGCCGCGGCGGATGCCTGGGACGACTCAACCAATTCTGACGGAACGATCAAAGGTGTACGTGTTGAAGGCGTTGTGGCAGACGGAGTGGTCGGCCTGGATATTAAGATCAACGAGGGTGTCAGTGATAATTCAACCGTCAAGAAAGCAGTATCAGACATCTCATCACTCGAAAGTCGAGTCGGTTCTGTTGAGACAACCTATCTCAAAGCAACCGAAGCAGATATTAAATATGCAGAGATTGATTTTGCTAATGTTGGTGTCGCAAATATAAAAGAGTTTTTTGCTAAGTCCGGTACGATTACAGACTTAACCGTTGTAGATGCCACAATCAGAGGAACGCTAACAGGTGTAAAGGTTAAGGCTCAGGACATAGACGTAACGACTCTGACAGCTGCGCAGGCAAATCTGGCATACGCAAAAATTGATTTTTCTGAAATTGATATTGCTAAAATAGGAGAGCTATTCGCAAAGTCCGGAGTGATTAAAGACTTGGTTACACAGAGCGGTTCTGTAACTGGTGAGCTTGTCGGTGTAACTATCAAGGGTGATTTGATTGAAGCAAATACTCTTGTTGCGGACAAAATCGTTATAAAAGGAAACGATGGCCTTTTTTATAAACTTAATACTACAGGAGAAACTGTTGAGGCACAGCAGACGAATGCAAACTCTCTGAATGGCTCTGTTATTACAGCAAAAACCATCACGGCAGAGAAGGTCAATGTATCTGACCTAGTTGCTTTTGATGCTACGATTGGAGGATTTAAGATAACAGAAGATGCGATATACAGCGTTGGAAAGTCGACCAAGAGCAGCACAGGAGCTGGCATCTATCTGGACAGTGACGGCAATGCCAACTTCGGAGATGGAGACCAGTATCTGAAATTCGTTGATGGTTATCTTGGATTTAAAACTTATAATTTTCAAGTCACAGATGATGATGAATGGGGCGACCACGTACAGATAGGAAACATCTCTGATAACTTCTATACTGATATATCCAGAGAAGGTTTTTCTTACATTTACAATGGAAGAAGCGGATTTGAGGTAAAGGCTCCGTCTACTGGTTCATTTAACGTCAAATACGTAAATGGTGCTTCTATTAACGATGACGGAAGCATTAAAGCAGCTTTTTTCATAACTGGGCTCGGTGATGTAGATGATGGATACACTATTACCTTTCATGGGAAGACATATTACCGATACCAGACACAAACGGAAGGTTACGTGTATCTTTTTAAGTACGATAAAAATGATACAAACTTTAGAACTGGTCTGCTTCATAACGGAACCATATACACGGAGAGCAATGGTGGTTATTTCATCCACGTTAATACTTCAAAAATCACGATGGTGGAGGATACGGAGCCAGTTGAGTACACAGAGAGTGAGCTGAAGGAAATACTCAAAGAAAGCATTGAGTATACCTACGAAGACCCATATATGATTTTCGCAAATAATCCTCAGTACAAATATGTAGATGGCAAAAGGATTATAGGAAAGTACTCTGCTATATTCGGCTCATCCGGAAGCACAAAAGGGGACTATGCTTTTTCTGCAGGAGTAGGTTGTGATGCGTACGGTTACGGTTCAATGGCTGTCGGAAACGGAACGCACACTGATGAGGACTCATTTGGACAGTTCGTGTGTGGAAGTAATAACGAAATGAACTCAGATGCTGTATTTCAGGTTGGCAACGGAGGCGACTTAAGCGGAAGCGGGCATACTGCAATCGAGGTCACTAGAACAGACAGCGATGCCGGTGGTGGTGAGACCATTGTATATGATACTTTTAGAGTCGTAGAGGAAATTCCGGACGAGGATGCGCCCATCGGTGGATACGCAAAGAAGAAAGTCGAGCTGTTGAGTGTAAACCCAGAAACATATGACGATATGGGTCTTAAGGAAAATGATGCAGAGATTAAGACATCCGCCTTGCTAAATGCTGCGGGAGGCTTGTCATTCTCCGGACGAGAGGTTATCCCGTTCTGGGTAACAAGCGGAGGAACTCTTACTATAGCATCGACTTATCCATCCGGAAGCAGTAATCACGTTGGAGGCCTTGTTGTAGCAGAGGCAAATGGTGGCGGATTTATGGGTCTTGTCAGGTCTGGAGGATGGAACGCAATAGTAAACACGAATAACTGGAAGTGCAGTTATAACTCTAACACTAACACAAGAACGACTACGTGGACCATAACGGCATCTGCTTGGTCAGGTGGGTTCTTTATCCCGTTCAATAACGGCATAACAAACACGATAACAACTACATAAGCAACTCAGAGCATTGGAATTTCCAGTGCTCTTTTAAATTTTAAAAAAATCACGGAGGTGGTTGGCCAATGGCAGACACTGTAGTTCAATTTTCACTCGCCCAGCTTTATGGAGCAATTCTTGGCTGTTGTGCTCTTGTAACAGCTGTCGCAGGAGTAGTCGCTATCATTGCGAGAGCCTACGGAAAGGCAAAGGCCCCAGAGGTCTTACAGGATGAGAGACTGACGGCAATCGAAAAACGACTGGCAAGGCATGATGAGCTTTTCGCTCAGGATAACGAAAGACTAAAAGACATCGAGGAAAGTGACCGTCTTATGCAGAGAGGAATTCTTGCATTGCTGCGTCACGGAATCGACGGGAATGATGTGCAAGCGATGAAAGATGTGCAGAGTGATATCGAGAGATATCTGATTAATAAGTAAGCGGAGGAACTAAGATGAAAGCATGGATTAAAAATTTGGTTATCAGGGTGATTAAGACGATGTCCCAGACTGCTGTCGGTGTTATTGGCTCGAGCGCAGTCCTGTCACAGGTTGATTGGAAGGTATGTGCTTCTACCGTTATTCTGTCCGGTATCGTGTGCATCCTGATGAACCTGTCACAGCTTGAGGAGCGGGGAGAGTAATCTCCCTTCTTTCATTATATAAATAAGGAGGAAACACACATGGACGTAAACGGCATATCAAGAAGACGGCCTGTTAAGCTGGCGATGACCAGAGGAGACACGGAGCACATCACTATTAAGCTCAAGGGGTACACTCCGTCGACAGGAGACAAGGTTGAGCTGACGGTCAGAAAAACACCGGACAGTACATCAGCTCTTATCCATAAGACTGTAACGACCTGCAACAACGGGGCCTATGTTATCGACATCGCAGCAAGTGACACGGCAAGCCTTACTCCGGACGTGTATGTTTATGATATACAGCTCACTATTAACGGTGAGATTAAGACCATAATCCCTGTATCGCAGTTTAGACTGTTGGAGGAGGTGACATATTAATGGCAGATACTAATTTCGAGGTCGAAATCTTAGATGCTTCTCCGGTTATTGAGGTTGAGGTTACTGCATCCGGTGAGGGAATTCTTGAAGACCTTGCTAAGGATTTCGCAAATGAGCTCATCACGGTTGGCAGTACGGTGACAGAGAATACAAAAATGAACGTATCCGTGAACGGTTCCACGACTTCTGTTCCTACGATGGCAGAATTTAATGCGCTATCGGAAGATATAGCTGTCAAAGCAGACAAAACCGCACTTGCAAAAACCGAAGAAAAGATTGATGCTCTGTGGAAGTTAAACGAGGGTCAGACGTATGATTTTTATACAGACTCAACGAGTGGATATGAGAAGACTGTTCCTGCTGGTGCTAAGTTTGCTGATGTTCTGAGTGTTGGTGGGATGAGTAGGAAGGGGAAGAATATCGCTGTCCTTACTTCTTCTAATATCGTATCAGAACAAAGATGTACAAAAACTGAAATAACTGACGGAATTAAGTTTGAGTCTACTGGAAGTTATGGAAGAGTTGGATATTCTTTTGACGTTGAGAGTGGAAAAACATATACGATTTCTTTTTATGCGGAAAAGGTTTCTACGAGTGACCATAATACAACTATTTACATTAACAATCAAAATACATGGAATTATTATTATCTAGGACAAAATTTAGGAAGTAGTATTACTCAGAAAATAAAATATACAAAAACTTTCACAGCAAATAGCAATATCCTATTTGTTGGTTTCTACATTTCTGCTGGTGATTATTATGGCGATGCACTTAATGTCACAGAGTTTCAGCTTGAGGAAGGCTCAACCGCAACAGCATACGAACCCTACACCGACAGTCTGATTGATGCGAAGGTGGATAAGGTTGTTAGTTGTGGGAGAAACCTTTTGAGTACAACTTTCTACAGCAGTACTAGCTGGGAGTATAGTAAAGGAGTTATTGAAAAGAGAACAGGGTACAATGGTTTTTGCTTTGACCCTATTGACGTAGAGGGCGGGGAAACATACTACTGGTACTGTAGTGACACTACGAATTATAGGTTTAATTATTTTTATATTGAACTGGACGATGGTACCATACATGAAAACAGACAACTTGAATATAGTGATTGGTCACCGATTTATGGTGCCACTAATGCGAAAGCATCTTATACGATGCCGGATAATGCCAAGAAACTATATGTGAATTATTACACATCAAAAAGACCTAATGAAACACCAGTAAATATCTGCATAAACAAATCAGATAGCATGAACGGAACATACTCACCCTACCGAACACCAGTAACCAAAACTATCCCCACATCCGTCATCGCACTGTGCCCAGACTACGGAATCGGTGTATCTGCTGACTGTTGCAACTATATCGACTTCGAGAATAAGAAGTATCATAAAAGAGTTGGGAAGGTTGATTTGGGAACGCTGAACTTCGGATACTATGCGGAAACATCAACGCTGGCAAATCGTTTTGCCGTACAGTTTAGTGGAAGCAATCCGCTTTGCGCTTTATATACCACAGTTCCGAACGTAAATGAACCTTGCGATAAATGCGTATTCTCAAAGGACGGATGGATTAACGTAGTTGATAGTTCATACACAGATGCATCCGCATTCAAGACAGCAATGAACGGAGTAATGCTCTATTACGAACTTGCAACAGAACAGGTTGTAGACCTTTCCTCAGCACTGACAGACGATTACAACCTTATTGACGTAGAAGCAGGCGGAACCATCCAGATGCATTATCCGAAACTGGATGACGGCTATGCCGTTTCTGTACCAAACACAATCGAATACATCAGAAAGCTTGACGAGGTGACCACATCATGACAGATAGACAGAAACAGATGATTGCATTCTTAGGACTTTCTGAGGATGATTTCGCTCCGAATGAGCAGACAGACAACGAACGCATCAAGGAACTGGAGGAGCAGAATGAGATGCTTACAGAATGCATTCTTGAGATGGCTTCTATTATTTACGCTTAATGAAAAGGAGAGACTTATGATGGCAATGTTATATGCACAGAGAATTATGAACGGCAAGATGACATATTCTGATGTTCCTCGTCTGCTGAAGGAGAAGGTTGCAGAAATTCTGCGTGAGAGCGGAATGGAAGAACTTATCACTGAGTAACTAGACAGCTAAAGGAAACGTATACCGAATGTACAGTAACTAGACGAGAGTCTATACACAAATAACCGGAGCCAGCCAATAAGGTTGGCTCTTTTAAATGAAAGGAGGAAATCCTTATGAGTGTACAGCTTTACACCGGACAGGTCCGTGTAAAGGATACAGATGGGCAGCTCAAGCCTATCGGACTTATAGTAGGTGAGACAGCGGAGACCGTTGCTGCAGTCACCGCAGAAGGCAACAAACAGAAGGGCATAGTCACATCAGAGGGCACAGCGCAGAAGAATGCTATCACGACTCTGGGAACGCAGACGACTAATTCTGTAAGTGCTAAGGGTGCAGAGGTTCTTGCTTCTATCCCTTCAAACTATACTACTCTGTCGAATGACGTTACAGAGCTAAAGGAAGATATAGCTGTCTTGGGTCTAAGCATTGACGAGGATGGAAACATTATTGATTCATGGATGGAGGAGGAATAATTATGGCATACAATAAATCAGCCCCCTTTGGAGCGAATATTGCACATCAGCTTGAGAAGCAGAACGCTCTGCTTGCGATGATGGTTGAGGAACACGTTGTTGAGTCGGCAAACTGGGATGAGATTGGTGAAATCGTAAGAAAGGGACTTGCACCCGATGTATTCTCAATCGGTGACCAGTTTATTACAAAATGGAAAGACACGACAAACAGTACTGAGTACACAGTTCCGCTGGACATCGTTCATTTCGGTGATGTTACGTTGCAGGACGGTGAAGTTGTTCCGGGAATGTTTCTTCAGTGGCATTACGCAACGCCTTTTGGGGTTCAGTTCGACCAGAACGAGGCATTCTATTATGCCGTTGATGGATTGAGCGCTGGAACGTATAACATCACAATGGGAAACGGATGGGGTTCTAACGTTGTTAACGGAAAGACGTATCAGTTCACACTTACTAACGATGTTCCCGCAAAAGGACAGCTTCAGTTTGGACTTGCTAATTCAGAAATTAGCGAACTCCCTGATAAAAATCCTTCCGAATGGAGAATTAGAACGTACGCTTCTGCAACATCCATTACGCCTATCGAAATCGTTGTATTAACCGAAGGAAGTGAAGGAACAAACCTTGGTGTGCTGTCAAGCAGTACAAAGTATTCCGATACTGGAGTAAACAATATGCAGAGATCCGCATACGGTTACAACAGATGGGGTCAGAGCGGAATTCGCCAGTATCTTAATTCCGACAAAAATGCAAATGGATGGTGGTCAGCGAAGAACGTATTTGACAGACCTCCTATTGAACTTGCAACTAAGAACGGATTTTTAACAGGAGTTGAAGAAGGACTGCTCAGACAGATTAAACCTATCAAGATTACAACTGCGCTTAATACAGTATCCGACTCAGAAATCGGAGCAACAGAAGACACATACGACAAGTTCTTCCTCGCATCTAAACGTAACGAAAATTTACAGGAACAGCTTGCTAATGTCGAAGGAGATGTTTGGGAGTATTGGCACAGAGCAACAAATGGAACGAAACCTGCTGATTATCAGAATTATGCCGCGCCTATTACATACGCGGTTGAAAATCATGCGTCAGCGCAGAGCGTAAGGTTGCGTAGTGCCGGCCGTGGCTACGCGTATAGGGCGTGGTATGTCAGCTCGAGCGGCAACGTGTACTACAACGGCGCTACCTACTCGTATCGCGTCGCGCCCGCTTGTGTCATCTGTTAATCAGAAATGCGCCCCGCCCACGGCGGG